TGATCCTTGTAGGCGCGGATCGACTGGCGGAGATATTCATCCATCGCGACGTTCTGAGTGCGAACCCAGTCGTCGGGCTTGGTGAAGGCGTACTGGTAGCCGAACGAAGTGGTCACGTCCGGGTCCGGCTCGATGCGAATGGTGCGCAGCGCGAAGTTCCAGCCGCCGGCCTCCAGCATGGAGGCAACACAGCGGTCCCAGTTCCGGTTGAGCAGGCGCAAGGCTTCGCCGCCCCTCGGATCGGTCAACGAGCCGAGCGTGGTCTGCTCGACCTCGCCCAAGGCTACGTTCATGATCGACAGGCGGTCAGCCATGGCTCTACGCCGCCGCCGACTGGGCTTTGCGGTTCATCTCGTCGCACTTCGCCTGCGCGTCGACCTTGAGCCGAATGCCGGCCTCGACAGGTTCGAGATTGAAGCGGTTGACGATGGAGTGACCGTTCGGACCATTAGGCTTGACGATGAACATGCCCTCGGGGCCGGGGATGCTTTCGACCTTCCGGGGGTCTTCGTCACGGACGAAGCTTCGCAGCGTGCGGTGCTTCACGGCGCCGCGGTCGACCGAAAGCAGCCGGACGGTGATGTCGATGCCGTCATTATCTGGGCACCAGATGGTCACCTCATCGCCAGGCTTCAGCTTGGTCGAGAGGTTCTGCCAGAAGCGCTGCGAGGCGATCGATTCCGCGGTGACCGTGCCGTCGACCTTGACAAGCCAGGTGTTCACGGCGTGGTCGCGTAACTGCATGTCGACCGGCGAAGGCGCGCGGAACATGGACGTCTCCATAAATGGAAACGGGCACCCGAAGGCGCCCGCTCTGTTTTGATGATGTGGGGGTCGATCAGGCGAGGACGGCGGCGTTTATCGTTGCCGCATTGCCGGACATCGACGCCACGGAATGGATCGTGGTGACGTAGCCCGTGGTGTAGACCACGACGACGGTATCGCCGACGCGCATGCCGAGTTGCTTCGCATTGCTGAAGTAGCTCGCGCCTTCGACCGTGGTACGGGCGTCGGCGGAAGTATAGCTCCAGAGCTGGGTGCCGCCGCCGATGGTGGGTACCATGAGCTTCGGGGGGTTGGTGGTGGCATAGGACATGTTTGCGCTCTCCTATCAGGTGGCGACGAACGCCGAGCCGTCGTGGGTGACGACGACGACGCCGCTGTTCTGAAGCAGCTTGGCGCCGTGGAAGACGGTGCCGTTGAACCAGTAGGTCTGCTGCATGTCCCAGTAACCCGCGGAGGTCTGCGGGTCGCCGTTGCGGATCGCATGGCCGATGGCCGAGCGATGGTACATGTAGCACTTCTCGGCATTGGTCCCGATGCCGGGCAGGCCGTTGTGGACGATCCACTTCAGGCCGGCATAGGTGTACATGTTGCCAGAGACCGGGTTGGCCTGCGGCTCATTGAGCGGCGTCGAGGAGCGCCACTGGGAGTTTGCGAACTCCGGGGTCTGAAGCATGTAGGCTTCATAGGCCGGGGTGATCAGGAAGGTGATCTGGCCGTCCAGCTCGACCTGATTGTTCAGCAGGATCGTGCGGGCGGTGACGGTCAGGTCCAGCGAACCCTCGGCAGTGGATGAATTGGCGTCCTGCGTCGCATTGCCCAGTTCGGTGATGATCGCGGAGTCAACCTCACGGTTGATGGTGGCGACACCCTGGATCTGGAGAGCGCGGCGCATATCCGCCTGGGCGGCGAAGAAGTTGTAGGCCGTGGTCGAATACGGCGCATGCTTTTCGGCCAGCACGGCGGTGTACTGGTTATTGGTCACGGCATTGTAGGGGATCATGCCGTTGATGGTGCGGGTGACCGCGATGTCGGCATTGTTGCCGGTGACCGCGAAGACGGCGCTGTTGCCGTTGGTCTGCGCTTCGGTGGTGACGGTCTGCCGGATCAGGGACTGGCGACGCTGGAAAGCGAGCACCCATTCCTGACGATAGGCAACCATATCAGCAGTTTCGGCCATGACTGGCTCCTGTATCTCAAGATGATTGGGATCATCCGCGAGAGACAGGGTGGTCGCTTGGCCGTATATCCGGGGTGGTCGTCACGAGGACGGGGCCGGAACAACGTAAGCGTTGCTGCTCATAGTGCGGCGCGTAAATCTGTAGTCCTACGCACTTTCAGCCTTAGCTGATTTGCTGCAGGTCGTCAAGCGATATAGAAGATTAATTCCACTTCAGGCCGCGCGCATCAGCGAATGCGGCCAAGTCTCTGAAACGCTTCTGCTTTTCAGGATCGCCGTAATACTTCTGCGACCCATCCTGAATCAGCGCGCCAATCTCTTTCAGCTCGGCGACGACACTGGTTTCGGTCATGCGACCGTCACCGGCATACTGGCGAATATTCGGATTTGCCGACAGGCCAAGGTTCAGCATGAACGAGAGCAGCTTCGGGTTATCGCCGATCACGCTGCCATCGGCAGCCCGGCCAGCCATCAGGAGGCCGAAGATTTCCTCGTTACCGCCAAACATGGATTTCACGGCGGCCATGTTCTGCTTGTATTCGGAGCCCCACTGCGAGCGCAGGGTTTCCTCTGCCGTCTCCTGAAACGCCGTGTCCTGTTCGGCGCGGGCCTGGAGCGTGGCGGCTTCCTTGGCGAGGTACCATTCCGCGCTCGCCTTCACGACTTCGGCAGGCATGTTCGACTTGTGAGCGTGCTTCTTGAAGTCGTCGAGGACCGCAGTGATTTCATCCGTGGGCTTGAAGCCCTTCGGCATCTCCAGTTCATAGCCTTCGGGGCTATCGGGAACGCCGGCCTGCTTGCGCCAGACCGCCATCTGCTCCTCGGTAGCATTGGCCGGGGGCTTTGCGGATTTCAGTTCGCCGGATAGCTGCTTGTCGACGAGCTGCTTGTGGGCTTTCGCAAAGGCCTTCTCGTCGGAGTAGCGCTCCATGATCTTGAGGAGCCCGGCATCCCCAGCGGCCATCTCGGCACGACGGGCGGCCCAGTCCATGGGCGCGGCCGGCGGGTCAGCAGGGGGATCAGCCGCAGGCGGCACAACCGGGTCGGCCGCGACGGGCGGCGCCACGGGGTCAGCGGGCGGCACGGGAGCGACGACGGGAGCAGGAACCGGCGGCGGGTCGGCCATGACGGTCGGGGGCGGCGCGACAGGCGCAGACGGAACGGCAGCATCAACCAGGGACATATTCATCCACCAACAGAGGGGGGTTGATCGGGATCGTCCGCGACGGGGGCGGACAGGATTTGCAGCGTCTGCTGACCAACGAACCGGCGGCCTTCCATGAAGACCATCCCGTCCTGGCCATGACGCGGGGAGGAGACGTCGTAGAAGCGGCAGGCCTTGGCGACGAACCAGCGAAGCACGAGCGTCTGCTGCTCCTTGCTCGCGGCGCCCTGCTCCAGTGCCTTGAGCGCCATATGCTCGGCCTTGGTGACATGGACCGGGTCGTCAGGGTTCTTGTGCAGGATGCCGGGCACCACGCTCGGCATCGTCATGCGACGCACGGCGGGGGTCGGCGTCGCGGCTTTAGGCTGGCGGGGCTTCTTCACTGCGCTATGCCCGCCTGTTTCGCGGCCATCGCGGCGTCAGAGATATTGGTGACGGTCGCGGCGCCTGCGTTCGCCATCTCAGCAGTCTTGCGAAGCGCCGCTTCCTCATTGGCCTTGGCCTCGGCCGCATCCATCTCGTCTTCAGTGACCAGCCAGTCTTCATCCCAGCCGATGCCGCGGAGCGAATCCCGAACCGTGCGGCGAGTGTCGACGTTGCCGGCGGCGGTCGGGTCAATCTGCATGGCCGGGCCGACCACAGTCTGGAGGCCAAGCTGGAACTTGGTGGCCTTCAGCTCGTCGAGGGCATCCTGAAGCGGCGACTTGGTGGCGACCTCGATATCCCGGCCACGAAGGGCCTCGGGGATCTGGTCGTCTGGCCCGAAGGCGCGGTTCTCAAGCGCGATATCCAGCGTCTTGTCGACCACCATGGCATGCTCGTCGCCGACCGGCCCAAGCAATGGCAATGCGGCGCGGACATATTCCTCGACCCGCTTCGACACCTCATAGGCGGTCATATCGCCGGTCTCGGGCAGCGTCAGCTTGTTGAGGTAGAAAACCTCCTTGAGCAATGCCAACTGCCGCTCATAGGTGTTCTCCGGCATCTCGAATGCCTGGGTATTGAACAGAGGCCGGAGCGCCTCGCCGGTACGCTCGTCATAGTCCGGGTCGACATAGGTGATGCCGCCGGCAAACAGTTGCACGCCGCCTCGGAGAGCCTCGCCTTGGGCGACCAATGGCGGGTCGACGGCTTTCTCCGACGCTTCCAGCATGGTGCGCGTCATCGACTGGATCAGGCGTGCATCCGGCAGGCCGCAGATGGTGGCCGGCGAATAGGCGTAGACCGATTGCGAGGTAAGCTGCCAGCGCGGGATCACATAGGGATTCCGCCTGATCGGCACCTCTGACATGACGTGGTTGTGGGCGCGGTCGACATAGAGAGACATCCACGGGAATGCCTCCTTGCGCCGTGCCGCCGCTCGCTTGGTCTCGACCTTGCCCGATGGCGAGTAGTCCCAGACCTCAGCCGGGCACACGATCGAATAGCACTCGAACTCGCAGTACGGGTCGCGCTCGGCGGCCTTCTTGACCTCGTCGGCAACCTTGTCCTTGAACAGCGAGATGAGGCCACGCGCCGTCATCTTGGTGCGGCGGGCGATGATCTCGATGTCCCGGTTGGCGCCCTCACCCCATGCGACATCACGCAGATGCCAGTCTTGGAACAGAACGCCGGGCGTACCGGATGGATGCGGCTCGACCGTGATGACCGCGTTCCCGAAGGTCGCGAAGTCGTGGTCGAATTGCTTCATGGTGCGGGCGAACTTGGCCCGCTTCTGATAGATAGCCCGGCGGACGATGCCTTTGGCGCGATCCAGCCACGCTGCCACATCGTCCTGCTCATCGATCTCCTCGCGGCCCGTGGATAGCTCGAACCATTCCCGCCCGCTCGGGCGCAGCATGGCCTCGAACGAATTGGCCAGATCACGCCGCAGCATGACCGGATAGGACGTCATCAGGTGGTCGGCGAATTCCTGTCCGGGTGAGCGGATGGTCGTGAAGTCGGCGCGCTCGGGATAGAAATGCCAGGCGATATCCTGCCACAGCGTTTCCATGGACATGCGCTTGCTGAACAGGCCGTCGCCTATGGCGATGATCTGCTTTGCGCGCTCGGAGGGTTCGGCCATTAGTGGCGACGCTCCACAACACAATCACGCGAAGGTTTGAAGTACAGCGCCGCCTCAAGGAAAGCTCGACGCTTCTCATTGGCAGCAAGTTCGCGCGCTATATCTTCTGCCATTCGAAGCCTCGCGATGATCTCATTCGAGGCGCGCATGGCATCCAGCTTCTTCTGAATGACAGCGATGTCATTGAAGTAGTAGGGCCACGAGAACATGCTCAAGCCCCGCTCAGCGTCTTGGCGGTGTAGGGCGTGGCAGAGGCAGCGCCGGGGATCGTATCCCGCG